ATCGGTGACGCTGACGATCACCGACCCCACCGGGGCCACCAGCTCGCCGAGCGTCACTCATGCGGGCACCGGCACGTACACCGCGCAGGTTGCCTGCACCCTTGCGGGCATCTGGACGTACCTGTGGGAGGGCACCGGCGCCGCATCCGACGCGCAGGCCGGAACCTGGACTGTCGGCACCGTCGCGCTGAACCAGCGGTACGCGTCGGTGGAGGAACTGAAGTCCCGGCTGAACATCAGCGACAGCGCTGATGATTTCGAGCTGATCCTCGCTGTTGACGCCGCCTCCCGTTCCATCGATGAGGTGTGCGGCCGGTACTTCTGGCGCGGCACCGACACCCGCACCTACGTGCCGTCATCGATTTACCGGCAGGACATCGACGACCTCGCCGTCACCGCCGGGCTGACCGTGAAACTGGACCGGGACGGCGACGGGATATTCGAGGAAACGTGGGCGCTCGGCACCGATTACCAGCTTGAGGTGTCCCCGTGGGGGTACAACACGGCGGCGAAAGGCGAGCAGTGGCCCTACACCGGGTTCTCGATCATCGGCCCGAAGTACATCCCGATCGTGTGGCCGTGGTCGCATCAGGACCGCATTCAGGTGACCGGGGTGTTCGGCTGGCCGGCGGTGCCGTCGACGGTGAAGCAGGCGGCACTGATCGCCGCCGCTGACCTGTTCCGCCGGAAGGACGCCCCGTTCGGGATCGCCGGGTTCGGCGAGCTGGCGGTGCGCATCCAGGGGAACCCGGTGATCATGTCACTGGTCAAGCGGTACATCAGCGGCCACCGGGTCGGCGTATGACGCAGCCTACCTTCACGCAGGTCCGGGCCGCGCTCGCCGCGTCCCTCGCCGCGCACGCCTCTAACGCGGACGGGTCGGCGCTGCGCACGACCGCGAACCGGCCGCTGCAGGTGAACCCGCCGATCGCCGTGATCATGCCGGTGCAGGGCACCCTGGCCCGCTACTCCGTGAGCATGGACGGCGAGACCGATTACAGCCTCCGCGTGATCCTGCTGGTGGCCCCCGCCGACTCCACCCAGGGCGAGGACATCCTCGACCCCTACATCGCCGCCAGCGGGCCCTCCAGCATCTGGGCGGCGGTGCAGGCCGACCCGTCGCTCGGCGGCGTCGTCTCGTACGCGATCGTGACGGAGGCGACCGGGTACGGGATCATGAACTTCACCGGCATCGACTACCTGGCAGTCAGCCTGATAGTCACCGCGGGCGTGTAGGGTGCGCTGGCTCGTCATCCACCCGGGACCGTCCTGGTCCGTTGCCGATGTTTTCAACGGGTGGACGGATGCGCTCCGCGAACTGGGGGAGCAGGTTGAGGTTTACAGCCTCGACGACCGGCTGAAGTTCTTCACCTCCGCCTACTTCGAGACCGGCGGGGAAGACGAGAACGGGCACCTGGAGATCCGGAAAGCCTGCACCCGCGAAGAGGCAATCCTGCTCGCCGCGGAGAACATCTGGGCGGTCGCCTACCGGTGGTGGCCCGACGTGATCCTCGGGATCAGCGCGTTCTTCACCAGCCCGCACCTGCTGCAGGTGCTGCGGTCCCGCGGCCACAAGGTCGTGCTGCTGCACACTGAGGCGCCGTACCAGGATGATGAGCAGCTGGCCCGGGCGCAGTTCGCTGACCTGAACCTGGTTAACGACCCGGTGAGCCTGGACCGGTACCGGGCGCTCGGCCCCGCTGAGTACATGCCGCACGCCTACCGCCCCTCAGTGCACTACCCGGGGGCGGGGCGCCCGGAACTGAGGTCGGACCTGTGCTTCGTCGGCACCGGGTTCCCGTCCCGTCAGGAGTTCTTCACGGCGATGGACCTGGACGGCCTGGACGTGCTGCTCGGCGGCGGCTGGCCGGGGCTGCCGGAGGACTCCCCGCTGCGGAAGTACCTGCTCGACCCGGAGCAGTACGACGGCACCGTGGAGAACATGCGCTGCCTCGACAACGACGAGACCGCCGGGATCTACCGGGCCGGGACGACGGGCATCAACTTCTACCGCCGTGAGGGCGAGGACACCTGGGACGGGGAGGGCTGGTCCTGCGGTCCGAGGGAGATCGAGATGGCTGCGTGCGGGCTGTGGTTCACCCGGGATAAGCGCGGCGAGTCCGATGAGCTGTTCGGGATGCTGCCCGCGTTCACCAGCCCGGGTGAGGCATCCGGTGCGATCCGGTGGGCGCTCGCCCATGACCGGGAGCGGGAGAAGGCCGCCGCGGCGGCGAGGGCCGCGATAGCGGACAGGACGTTCAGGAACAACGCGAAGCGGCTGCTCCAGCTGCTGGACAAGTGAAAGGAAGGCTGCCGTGAGCAGAATCCACGGCCGGAACGGCGTCGTTTATGTCGGGGCGACCGGCTGGAGCCCGCAGACCGGGCAGCCCCCGGCGGCGAGCGCGGTGGCGTTCATCTCCGACTGGACGATCAACAAGACCGTCGCGAAGGTTGACGTGACGGCGATGGGCGACCCGAACCTCATCTACGTGTCCGGGTTGCCTGACGCGTCCGGGGATTTCAACGGCTGGTATGACGACGCGACCCCGCAGCTGTACGCGGCGGCGACGGACGGGCTGCCCCGCTCGTTCTACCTGTATGAGTCCACCCTGTCAGCGTCGAACTACTGGTTCGGTGTCATCCTCCCCGACTTCAGCGTCGCGGGCGGGGTGACGGCGGGGGTGTCGATCAAGTGCACGTGGAACGCGTCGGGGCCGGTGCAGCGGTCCCGCAGCGGCGTCATCGGCTAGCCGGGTTGAGGATGGCAGCGAACAGGTTCCCCCGGTACACCACCGGGGTCGCTATCCCGGCGAGGCTCAGCCAGCCGTCCTCAAGGTCTTTCGTCGCGAACGTGGCGATGGTGACGGATTTCCCCTGGTAGATGGCGTCCGCGTAAGCGGATGCGCCGCCCTTCGCCGGGCCGTACGGATGCACGCCGGTGGCGCCCATCATCGCGGCGGCCTGCTGCACCGTCGGAATGCCGCTCCCGCCGCTCCCGCCGCTGCTGCTGCATGCGGCGGTGATTCCCGTCACCATGACCGCCGCCGTGATAAGCCTGATTCTCATCCCGCCCCCGTTCCTTTCCTGATGGCAGGTGTACCCGCTTGGCCGGAAGTGTAGACCAGCTCGCCCTCGATCTCGCGGCCCTCTCCGTCCGGTGCCGGGAAGCCGGGGACGGCGGCGCCCTGACACGGGAGCTGTCACGGAAAGTCCGCGAGGCGCTCGATCCGCTGCCCCGGGCGGTGGAGACGGGACTGAAACCGCACCTCCCCGACCGGTACGCCACTGTTCTTGATGAGGATCTGAGGTTCAGCCGCCGCTCCTCCGACAGCCCCGCCGGGATGCGGGTGAGCGTCGATGTGACAACCCCCGGCATCCGCCGGCGCATCCGCAGGCTGGACGACGGCATCCTCGCACACCCGCTATGGGGCAACCGGAAGCACTGGTATAACCAGCCGGTTGAGCCGGGATGGTTCAGCGGTCCCGCGCAGGATGCGATACCGCGGGCGCGGGACGCGCTGGAACAGGCGCTGAACACCGTACTGGAGAAAGTAGCGGGGCAGGGAGTGCCATGAAAGTGATCCTGAACGGTGAGGCGTTCGACTTCGACGGGCTGAGCATGCCGATGTCGGAGGCGATGGCGCTGGAGAAAGCATGGGGGCGCCGCTATGCGGAATGGCAGGCGGAGCTGGAAGCCGGGACGCTGGAGGCGTTCTGCGTGATGGCGTGGCTGATCTGGCGCCGCGACGGCCGGGACGTGGAACTGCGGGACATCCTTGAGGGCCGCGCGGACTTCGACCTCGGCGAGCTGCTCGCCAGCTTCGCGAAGGCCAGGGCGGAACTGGAGGCTGAGGCGGTCCCTACCAGCGGGGCCGCGCCCCGTACGGCCCCGGCTGGCACACCGCGGACGCGGAACGGTACGAGGGCGTCTTCTGCGAAGTCCTGAACATCCGCCCGTGGGAAACCGGACAGCTGACCACAGGTCAGTTCGACCGGCTGGTGAGCTACCTCGAGGAAAGCGGGCGCATCAAGCATGACTGAGAGGACGGCATGCCCAGCGAGCGGCTGAGCGCTGATGTCACCGTCAACGCCTCCGGTGCTGTCCGCGGGTTTCGTGACACCGCTGACGCGGCTGTCCTGGCCGCTAGGGGCGCTGATGCGCTGACGAGGGCGCTGGAGAAGCAGCGCACCGGGATAAAGCTCACCGCCGCGGAACTATCCGC